ATCAACCCTATCCAACGGTTGATGTCGTTGGTCCTAGTTTCGGCTTGCTCTGCCGATTGAGTTAGTTGGGTGAGCCTGTCCGAAATTCCTTGTCGCCGAGCTTCCGCTTTTTCTGCCACAGCGGTGAATGTTTCGGCGGCTATATTGCCTAAAACTTTGTCCTCGTAAAGCTGTTCAAGCTGAACCTCTATCCCTTTAAGTTGGCGTTCCAACTCTTGTCGGGTTTTCGTGGTGTCTGCTTTGTCTGCTCGGTGCGTACCGATTAGCTTCTGTTGCAAAGATTTCAACATACGCCCTTCATCAAGAGAAATCTTACTTGCCTGCTCTTTGATGTGGGATAGCACCAGCTTTTTAAGGTTTATTTCTGAAATCCTGTGAGATGAACAAATGGTTCTGCCGCTACTCGAATGAGTCCTACAATGATACGCCCCATACTCTATCGTTTGGCTGTAATGTTTTAGGTCGTACTCGTAAGCCATATTGGTTTGGCAATCAGCACAAACTACCAATCCACCAAAAAGACTTGGTTTTTCATCGCAGCGGTTAGCAAATCGCTTCTTTACGTTTTCATTAATCTGCTGAACCCTTTGCCACAAATCCGTGTCAATAATAGGGGGGTGGGTATTTTCAGTGCGAATCCACTCGCTTTCATCACGCTTTACAGAGCGATTATCACGGTAAGAACGATTTTTGTTCTTGAACGCTATGGTATTACCTATATAGAGTTCGTTCATCAGAATTGTCTTGACCGTTATGTCTTTCCATATTGCTGTGCAATCCGTTCTGGTTTGGGTTTCGCGGCTTTGCCGCTGGAAGTAATACAACCGTGGGGGCAAGATGTTTTCTTTATTGAGAACCCCTGCAATGGTCGCATAGCCCATACCCGTTGACCGTAATTCAAACATTCGCTTAACTACCCCTGCGGCGTAATCGTCAACGATTAGTCTTGTGTGTTCTGCGGGATTGCGGTCATATCCGTAAGGTACTGCCCCCGATAACTTCTGTCCATCTTTAGCTTTTGCCGTGAGGACGATTTTGATTCTATCGCTGAGATTCTTGAGATAATAGTCGTTCATAGCATTGAGAAACGGCATTATATCGTTTTCGCCATCCTCTGTATCAATACCATCCGACAACGCCACAAAACGGCAACCCAGCGATGGCAACTCTTCTTCCAAGTATCTACCAGCTTCAAGATAGTTTCTCCCGAAACGAGATAAATCCTGAACCAAAACAAGGTTGATAATACCTTGTCGTGCGTCAGCCATCATATCTTGGAAACCTTGGCGGTTAAAATTTCCACCTGTCGCACCATCGTCAATATAAATCCGCTTTTCAATCCAACCCGGCATCATATCAATAAATTTAGACATCATGGTTTGTTGGTTTTCTATCGACATGGAATCCTTGTCAACATAGGCGGTGCTTTCACGGCTAAGACGGATATACATACCGACGTTGTATAACTTATTCACACTGCCACCGCCTTTGCGATAGCATCTGTTTCTGCGCGGTCTGTGTTAAATCCCAACCTATCAACATCACCAACGTAGTTGTATATGATATGAACATCGCATATCCGCTTACCACCGATTTTCTGCGTTTCCCCGATGATGATTTTATCAATCAGGAGCAACAGCGTTTCGGCATCAAGATATTCAAGTTCTGTGTACCGTTTCATCATCTTTGTCCACGTTGAGGCGTTATCGGTGCTTTGTTTCATGCCTTTAATCCGCTGTTCCAACGCTTCCACTGACTGTAAACGGTCAACCCTGTCTTGCTCGTATTTCTGAACCTGCCGTTTGAACAGACTCTCAGGTACAACACCCGTTACTCTATCCTCACATAAACTCTCAATAAGCAAATCAAGTTTAGCAATCTGCTTTTTATGAGCTTCCAGTTCGCTGTGATAAGCGGCTCTGTACGACATTGTTTCATTGGTCTGAGTTGAAAGGATTGATTCTAATATACTATCCTCGTTGCATTCAACCAACCTTGCATGTGTGCGGATATGGTCTGTAACCAACTCACTCAAAACATTTTCGTAGATAATGTGAGCGGTACAGGCACACTTCCCACTACGGGCATAATTACCGCATAGATAAGAAACATACTTTACTACGCTGCCGTCAGCTTTTTTGCGTTTTTCCACCTGACCGCGAAGTTTGAAATTACAATCTGCACAATAGAGCATCCCTGAAAACAGGTTTCTTTCACCGTCACTGCGGCGGCGTGGTTTGTAATGCTTGTGGGTAAAACTTTGCACCACATCCCACAATTCCCGCTCAATTAAAGGCTCATGGGTTGCATCGGCTCGTATCCATTCTTCCTGTGGCTTATTTACAAGCCTATGGTCTTTATAGGATACTGTACCGACTTTCCCCTGAACAAGATTGCCGATATAAACTTCATTTCGGATAATCACTTTAATTGTACTTTCATTCCAAAGACGGTTTGATACAGTAGGGTTCTTGCGGTTCTTGTTTTGGTAGTAATACTCACGGGGAGGTGTTATTCCATCCTCGTTTAGCTTAATCGCAATCGCCCTGAATCCCATTCCGCCTGCTCGAAGCTCAAACATAGAGCGCACTATCGGAGCAGTGTTTTCGTCAATCACCAACTTGTGGCGATTCTGAGGGTCACGCTTGTAGCCGTAAGGTGCGTAAGTGCCAAGGAACTTACCGCTTTCGGCGCATACTTTCTTTGCCGCTTTAACCTTTTTGCCTGTCTGCTTGCTGTGCTGTTCGTTGAACCAATTGCGGAACACCATCATATCGTCTAATTTTTCGTTGAGAGATATGAGTTCGCAGCCATGTTCAGGTAAGAAAACTTCGGCAAGATTACCGACTTCCAAATAATTCCTACCCAGGCGAGATAAATCTTTTATCAATATCGTATTGATAAATCCCTGCTTTACATCGGCAATCATACGCTGGAACGCTGGACGGTTTTGGTTAGTACCCGAAAATCCGTCATCTTGGTATATTTCCTTTAATTCCCACCCCATTTCATTAACGTGCTTTGTGAGCATCAGTTTTTGATTCTCAATTGAAACGCTCTCGCCCGCCCGCATATCTTCATTGCTGAGACGGACGTAGATACCGACATAATAATCCTTTTGCTTCGCCATTTAGAAAACCTCCGTAGTCTATGGCAAAACACAGGGTCGGCAATATGATTTTACGTTATCTATTATAACGCATCTTTGCAAACTTAAGCAAACGTCTTTTCAAACTCATGATTGCGTGGCGGCAAAAGTGGACATCTTACCCCGCAATTCTGGGATGCCATGCAATCATAGATTCATTACTTCAAAAGCACGTTTGCCATATGTAACCCTTATTTCGTTGCCATCGAAAAATTTTGCGACATTCTCAATTTTTCTCTCATCAAACTGTTGCTCTCACGACGGAATTTTCCTCTTGCAAAATTTTGCGAACAGTCAAATCCTCCAATGCTTTGGCGAGTTCAAATTCTCCTTTGTAGGTGCTGGTGATGCGATAAATCTTATTTCCGATTTTTCGCTCATGATATGTAGAAGTTGGCTCTCTCTGCTCAATCCTCGTTTCTTCTTTGCTCATATATAAATTCAACCCTTCAAAATAACCCTGTTACAATACTTATGAAATTAATAGTCCAAGAATACGCAAAAAGCCTGTACTTTTTACACAGTGATACAAGCCTTTGCCAACGTATAATTTTTTTTAGCTTAAAATTGGTGATTGAAGCTCCAATCTCTTACCATAGATACTGCCACGGATAAGAAGCTGTGATACCACCCACAGCCCCTTATCACATGACGACCTAACGTGTTTATCAAAACTTCACGGCATCATAATCCATGCTTGCGGCAAATTCTTTTGATTCAGCGACCATTTCAGCAACCACTTCATGAGCTTTTGCAAAAGCCATTCTGAGAGAATTCTTGATAGGGCGACTCCCTGAATCTCCATACCTATTAACAAATTCAAGAGTGATTTGCCCCACAAACTTAGATATTATCGAGCTGTATTTTTCTTTCAAATCATTGAAGAATTGCGTTTCATCGTTTGAACTTTCGCCGCTAAAAGCCTCAGACACAGGAGCAGTTTCAGCAATTTGTGTATTTGTTTCACTAATTTCATTAGACATTTAAATCCTACTTTCTTATTTTTATTTGGTCTTGCAAGGGAGAATAAGCCGTAATACTTCCCACAGCATCTACCGGATTTACTTAGAAATTGATGCCGTATTGCATCTTGTAATGAATCTTCCATAATTTCGATGACATATCATCTACAATGTGAATAGCGTCGGTTAGTGCCTTTTTTCTTGAATACTCAGCAGATTTATTTGCTTCCGCGTTCTTTTCAAGAAGTGCAGTTCCAATTGATTCAATCAATTTTCCCAAATCAGACATATACTTTTTCTTCATTTCTATGACAATTGGGTTTTCTCTGCCTGTGCTTCCTGTATATGATGAGAATGGTTTTTCCGACACCGCAGTTTCAAGAGCTACTTTTTTCTCATACTCCTGAAGTATTTCTGCAATAGTTTCACCAAATCTACTTTTAATGTGAGGGTCTTGTTCTGTTTGCCCTGTACCAAGCTCTGCAAAGTTTGCACTTTTCGTAGCTCCTACATTATCAAACTTCCTAAAATGTCGAGCTATATCTGCGCCGTAACGCTCTTCGATTACTTGCATATCGGTTTTATTACTGTGGTCGTATTTCCGCGCTTCATCAGCACCCAAGTGCTTTTCAATTAATTCTAATCCACAATTCTTACGAATAATAAACACCTCTTTGTTTTTGTTTTTCTGCACTTGCCATAAAAATCTTCAACATGACAACCCTTGCCTCTCTCAGCTTCGCAAAATTTCGCGCACCAACTCAAGCCTTTCATCTGACATATCACGCTCACCGCGAAGTCACAAACTGAAATGTGTTTTGCTTACCGCCAACTTGCGGCTGAAAAATGTCTGGCGGCTTCCATGCTTTGCGATGTACGCTATGCACTGCGTCCGCAGATTGTCTTGCGCCATTGTTCATCACCTCCCTCGACTGAACACTTGTTGCGGTTGTTGGTGTTTCCTGTGTCGGTAAAAGGTTGCCAAGCTACACGCGAACAGGAAAACCGATGTCAGGATTAATTCGTGTAGCTTGGCGTAACAACCAACTCTATATAAAAGCAAGCAGTCCTTATGGGCTTTGGTTTGTAATTCGATTCTTGCTTGCGTTTTACCACTGTTATAACTTCTTATTTCAATGGGTGAATCATTTGTTTTATTTATTAGGATTTATGCGGATTCTTTTGATTTGTGTTTCATTGTTTTGGAGTTGCGTGAAAATGATATTCCTATAACTTCACTATGTATCATTTTGCATGGGTATGTAGTCAATTAGCTTCAAGTAGACTTTTCAGTTCAAAAAATGATCAGTTGAAATTATAAATATATATTGCCCTTGATAATCCTATTTGCGATGAGGTGGATTTAGAACAATAATCTTGTGGGAATAGTGTATTTTAGCGGTGTTCATAAAAAACAACTTCAAAAAGCGAAAATTGAGCTTTGTGCAAAGCCAAATTTTTGCGAGTGTTTTATCAGCGAGCCACACCAACCCCTGCACAAATATATTTTTGATGTTTTTTCTATACAGGATGCGCGTTTGAAAATTGCTTGAAACACGAGAAAATGTCGATCATGTGGCGATTTCGCCGCGCTTAGCTTTGGTGGCGTTGCGGATTCGATATGCAGAATTTTATAGAAATAATTTTTCACAATTTTTTTCGCAACGCTTGCCACACCGGAAAGCCAATTTGAAAAACCCTTGAAACATTGGAAAATCGCCGTATATGGGCAGATTTGATTTTTTTGCTGGCTGTGCAATGCTACAGACTAATATAGGCGTAAATAAAATATTTACTAAATTTTTTATTTT